CTAATACACCATCTGTAAGTTTAATTTGGTTTTGATTACCAGCATAGAAATGAATAGTATCTGCTGTTTCAAAATCTATTTTAGTTTGATCATCTTCACCAATTTTAATATCTGTTGCTAATAAAGATGTAATTGTTGTTTGTGCTGCATCTAAAGCTAAATCAATTGTATTATCTGCATCTTGATATGTTGCTGTAATACCTGTTTCAGTATTACTACTAAACATTGCTCCTGTAGTATCTGAAATAAATTCTGCTAAAGTTGTGCCATCAACTGTAATTGCATCAGCTTCTAATGTTCCATCTACATCTACATCACCAGATATATCTAATTCTGTTGCTACAATTTTATTATTAAATGTAGCTGCTCCTGCTTCACTACCATCAAGAGTAAGCATAGTAATATCAGAACTATTATCTGTACCTTTAAATATAATATCTGAATCATTTGCTGCTGCGTCAATTGTAATGTCTCCTGAAGATGTTGTAAGATTAACTGCTGAATCACCAGCTGTTAAATCATCTGCTGCTGAAGAAACTCCACTTGTAAAATATGTTTTAAATGTTGCAGCACTAGTCATTCTCATTGTGCCAGCATCGTTATGAAGAATACCATCTGCGTCTGCAACTGCTGTAGTACCTCTTGCAGTATCACCATCTATTAAATTAATTTCTGCTGCTGTTGCACTTACGTTAGTTCCACCAATATCTAATGTTGTTACAGAAATTTCTCCTGCAACTGTAACAATTCCATCTGCTAATGTAATTAAATCAGTATCATCAGTATGTCCAATTGTAGCTCCATTAGTAATAACATTATCAACAGTTAAAGTTGTTAAAGTTCCTAATGATGTAATATTTGATTGTGCTGCAGTTGTTACTGTTGCTGCAGTTCCAGAAACATTTCCTGTTACATCACCTGTTAAAGGTCCAGCAAAAGCATCTGCTGTTACTGTTCCATCAAAAAATGCATCTTTAAATTCTAAAGAAGAAGTTCCTAAATCAATATCATTATCTGTTACAGGAGCTAAAGCACCATTAACTAATTTAATTTGATCAGCACCATCAGTTCTAAATAAAATTGTATTATCAGTAGCAAAATCTATATCATTATCTGAATCTCTTCCAACAACTAAACTTGTATTTAATAATGATGATATTGTAGTTTGAGAAGAACCTAAAGCAAAATCTAAAGTATTATCTCCATCTTCAAATGTAACAGTTATGCCTGTTTCAGTATTAGAAGAAACCATTCCTCCAACTGCATCAGTTATAAATTCTGTTAAAGTTGCACCATCAACTGTAATAGCATCAGCTTCTAAAGTTCCATCAATATCTGCATCACCAGAAATATCTAAACTAGTTGCATCTACTTCACCAGCTACTGTTAATACTCCACTAGTAAGTGTTAATAAATCTGTATCAGATGTATGACCTATAGTTGTGCCATTAATATTAATATTATCAATTACAGCTTGAGTAATTGCACTATTTGTTCCAAGTGTTGCTCCATCAATAGATCCAGCATTAATATCAGCTGTATCTGCTACTAAAGCATCTGTTGTAACTGTGCCATCAAAATAACTGTCTTTAAACTCAAGAGATGAAGTTCCTAAATCAATATCATTATCTGTTATAGGTACAATAGCACCATCTTGTATTCTTAATTGTTGTACTGCAGAAGAAGATACTTCTACATAAAATTCTAAATGATTATTAGTTGAATCAACTAATACTTTATTTAAACTATCAGCATCTCTGATAGATCCAACAGGACCACCTTCACCCGCAGTTCCATCATGCGTGTGTCCTGTAGTTGCGTTAAATGCAGCTAATACTTGGTTAAACTCATCATTAGAATGAGCTGCGGTGATAGTATCACCTGTTGTAAAGCTGGATTGTCGAGCTGAATAGCCTGCCATTATCTTCTTCCTCCTGGGGTAAATTCTAATTGAAAGCCTTTAACTGAAAATGAGTCTGCACTATTTTGATCATCGATCTGTAATGCTACTGCAAATCCTGAGCCTTCTACTGATTGTCTTACTAATGGAACACCTGATGCATCATATAGTGAACTACCATATTTTGCTGCTCCATATTGTCCAGCACCACCTACACTAGGTAATGCTATCTTTGTTGGTTGTGGTGTATTTTGATCATCATAATCATATCTAAGAGCTAAGTTTGCATCAATAGAAGTTCCTTCACCTTCATAGTTTAAGTTAACTCTTTGCATATATTTTCTTAGACCTGGATCTCCCATCACCATATCTGGAGATCTATATACTGCTTGTATGGTAGCTGTAGTTGCACCTGTTGCAAAAGTATTACCTGTTTCCATTTTATAAAGAAAACCATCATAACCACCAAATACTTGTGTTTCAACATTACTAATAAAATCTGAGTCTGTACAAGCTGGTTTAATACCTACCATATCTGCATACTCAAATCCAATAGATCCTCTATTAGGATTACTTTTTAATACACCTATAATACCTTTTGATGATAATTGTCCTGTTGCATCTACTGGATAAAATAATCTATACTGTGATTTATTTCTAATAACTACAGAAGATATTCTATCTAATGTTACTTCATCAATTCTAGATTGTATTTGTCTAGATATAGATCCAAGTTCAACGTCACCAATTCTTGCCGTACCTGCAATAGTTCTTAATCCATCGGGTGCTAAAAATATAACGTCACCACCAATCTCTTGAATACTACCACCATCTCTACATCCAATATTTCTTGTAACTTCTTGCACAGCAAAATTACTAGATGATGTTCCTGTTAATTTATATATTCTATCTTCACAGAATATAATTAATTCATTTCTAAATACTTTTAATCCAACAACTGTAGAGTCAACTTTAAATGATCCTGCTCCACTAGCTGTTGTAAAATTATCTTCTTCAAATGGCACACTAAATATAACTTCTTGTGAATTAGTTGCACCAGCGTAAAACATATGGTTTTGAAATGCTTTTACAAATTTAGGATTAGATGGAGCTGTTCCACCACCTGTTGCATTTACAACATCAACTGCAAAACTACTATTAATTATTTGTGCAGCAGAATGTCCTGTTGCAATAACTAGTTTATCAGTGCCATCAAAATTAAACTTTTCAAAATCATAAGCTCTAGTAGAAGTTCCAAGTCCTGTAGTTAAAGTAGTATAACTACCTGATGTAGTTCCTCTGTGTATATCACCACCTCTAGCTACAATTATTTGTCCATTAAATATTATAGAACAGTCTACTGTTAAACTAGAATTACTAGATCCTTCAGGTATAACTGTACTATTATATAAAGCTGTACCACTAACACGTCTATATCCACCCTTAATATCAGGTTCAAAGTTTTGTAAGATTAGTGCTTCACCTGGTTGCATTGAGAACACATCTTTGTTCAATGTTAAACCACCAGCACAACTTACAACAAATGGGGATATTAAATCTGTTGTTGGCATTTAATTATTTTGATTTTTCTTTTAATAACTCTATTGCTTTTTGTAAAGTTAAAGTTTTTGGAATATTTTTTATACCAGCTTTTTGTAATTTTTCTGTTATAGTTGTTCCAGGCATTTTTTTAAGATCTCTAAAACTAATCCCAGCCATTAGTTTTTCATCTGCCATTACTTCACCATTCATGTTATCGCCACCTTTTGATCTAAGCTCTTTAATCATTTCTTCTGATAAAGCATCTCTATCTTTATTACGTTCTATAAAATCTTTTTCAATTTTATCTTTCATTAGCTAACTCTGCCTCCTATGTTTGTTGCAATACTTTCACCAATTACATCAGTTCTCATGTAATCGTTTTTAGTTGCATAATCTACTTTTAATAATCTAAGTTTTCTTTGAAAGTCTCTATCTGCTAATTGTGCATGTTGTGGATCTGATCGTAACATGTATGTATAGTATTTAGCTCTATCTACTATCAAAGTTCTAAATCTGTCAGGTAAACTCATATTATCACCGTGAGCAGACAAATCTGTATGTGTTGTATAATAATCGTAACTTGCAACATATTCATTTGTATTTGGTCTTGGGCTTACACCAAATGCAGAATGATCTGGTAAAATATAAACTCTTAATGGTACAGAATAATTACCTTGGTTATTTGTATCATCAGTTGGTTTATGATTTTGTAAATAACTATCGTATGTTATATATGCTAGTTTTCTAGTTGCAATATCACTTCTAGATATTCTAACATAGTCAACATCTAATTGAACACCAGATGCTTCTAAGTAAATAAAAGAAGTTTGTGCTGTTGCAGTAAATGTTGTTTGTAATATATCACCTTCTCTAAAATTAGTTACATCTTGCGTTGTATTTAAATTTTGTGTTCCGCCTGCT